ATGCGTGCAGCTCATTTGGCTGCTATTGCTGCCGATACGCACAATAGTGGTATGGCCGTCAAAGATTATTTAGATTTGGATAGTCTTAGTCAAGCTCGTTTGTATAATTCACTGCAGAATGCTACATCTCTGCAGAAGGGTAAGCTTGGGTATTATCAACGGACTAAAGAGTTCGTTGTTGCGAAGGCTCATCGTCTTCGTGCTACCCTTGATATTTCGTGTGAGACTCGTAGTAAGATCAAACGTATTGTTGTGAAATACGTTGGATCTATGGTGTTGATCCGCGCGGCTATTTGGGCAGCTCAACAGTTGTCCCAGTTATTTGAAGGTGTTGTTTCTCAGTCTGACAAGAAGAAGCTACTTTCTCAAATCGAATTGCAACATGAAAGACAGGAATTCCTTGAAGGCATGTATGAGATGTATCTTGAGGATTCCATGGCTTATGGAAAGGCGGCAGACTCTTTCGACTCTTTTAAGAAATCGCAACGTATTGCGAGGTATCTTGAGGATTGGGAGCAGGAAGATAAGATTGCGGCTCAGGCTTTCTCTGAGGCGCAAGTTTATGATGAAGCAGCTGGTAACAGGCATGAGGATCTTTTTCGAGCCCGCTCTGGTGCGGGCAGTCGTCGGAGGCCTGCTCATCCGGTTGTCTTTGCTGAAGGTGATAAGATGGATGCAACAAAGAACACTTTACGACAAGTGTTTCACAGTTGTGTGCGTGTGGAAGGAAAATGGGGTGCCATGTACGGTTTCCTTCTCCGGTCCCGTGTGCTCCTTGTTCCTGTTCATTTCTTTCGTCAAGATGGATTATGGATGGATGAGAGCGATGTGTTTATTGTGCGTTTTAATGACCAAGCTTTTGAGATTTCCTTTTCAAAATCTCTTGTGCGGGTTCCTGGTGGCGATCTTTTCACTAGGGAGTTGCATGATGTGTGTGTGTTCAAACTTCCGAACAATTTTCCACAAACAAAGGATATGGCGGGCCATTTCATTGTTGGTGACGACGTTCATAAGCTCGACCACATGGAGTGTGCGTTTCTACTCAGACGTGCACCCCCAACTCATCCTGAGTCAATACCCATTTCTCTACCAGTATACACAGGACGACGGATTTCTTGGGGATCTACCAGTGGCAAACATGATCTCTTTACTGTGGATCGACTTGTCTACCAAGCTCAATCTAAAGGGGATTGTGGAAGTATTGTTGTTTGTATTGATACTTCCGGTGTTGTTCGTATTGTTGGGCATCATGTCGGGTCTTTACGGCCTGGTCTCACGTCACGAGTCGGGCTTGGTGTACCCCTTGTTCGAGCGACTGTTGAAGGATTGGTATTTGAGGATGTTGTTTCTGAAGGAGGAGTGTCCTTGAGAGAAGAGTATGTGTTTGTTGACCACATTCAGGTTGACAATTCGCTCGCGCAGAAGACGAAGCTTGTGCCATCGCCGTTGTACAATGCTCCTGAGTTGGTTGGTTGCACGAAGGAACCAGCTCTGCTTGGCACACCAGACCCTAGGTGTGGTGGATTGACGGGTGAAGATCTCACTCGTATGGAGATGAATCGTGCTGAATTTCCAACATTTCAGTTTCCGAAAACTGATGTTGTTGCCATATTCGATGCGATGTTGGCGGATGATTTGGCTATCACGAAGGCAGCCCCTTGTAGAGTTCTCACTGAAAGTGAGTCTATAAATGGTTCTCCTGATCATACGCATTTGAAGGCTATTGGTATGCGTACCTCTTCTGGATTTCCCTACAAGTTCAGAAATAAGAAAATGAAAGGTAAGAAGTTTTTGTTTTCTGGTGAGGCTGGCTCGTATGCCATTATGGATCCCGAGTTGAGGACGAGGCTCAATCGGGCTCGTGAGTTGTTGAAGCAAGGACGAGTTCCAGAATTCCTTATGATCTGCATCAATAAGGATGAGTTACGCTCTCGTGAGAAGATTCTCCAAAGGCGCACTCGTGTTGTCACCATTGCCGATTTGTGTCAAACGATACTCTTTCGTGAGTATTTTGGTAGTTATATGAACGCTATGAACGGTTCGTTTAACTCTGGTGAGTCTGCGCTTGGAATGAATGTTGGTTCCTATGAGTGGGAACACATGATTGCGTATCTGATGGAGGTGTCGGAGTTTGGCTTTGCTGGGGACTTCAAGAAGTTTGAAAGTCTCTTGACGCTTGATCTCATGATGGATGGTATTTTTCCTTATATTGATGGGTGGTATAAGGCTATGGGTTGTTGGACTGAGGAGGATTCTCAAGTTCGGCGCTTGTTGTGTCTCTCAGCTGTACACACGAATGTGTTGGTTGGTCGAGATATTTATTTTGTTCCTGGGAACAATAAGTCTGGAATTTCTGGCACCACAATTAAGATTAATAATCCTTTGTGCAGATTTTTCATTCGTATGGCTTTTCTCTTGTGTGCGAGAAAGTATTCACCCAAACATGCTCATATGAACGCATTTCGAACAAATGTGCGTCTTAAGGTGCTTGGCGATGATCATGTTGCTGGTGTTAACCCTAAATTGACTTGGTTCAATTTCAACACCGTTCGTGAAGCTTTTGGATCCGTTGGTGTTGAGTACACTGATCCAGATAAGAAACCGGAGTCGGAAGATTTCAAACATATTTTCCAACTTCAGTTTCTTAAGTTGACCACGCGTTTTGACACCTCTATTGTTTCTGGTGTTAAGATGTTTGGTGTTCCATCGTTTGAGGATGCCATTAGTGGTTTGCGGTATGTGAGATCCACAGTCCCGGCTCACACCGGGTGTGTTGATAATTGCAACGATGTTTTGCGTCGTTGTTTTGGATATGGTGAGGTTTCTTTTAATAAGCTTCGTCAGGGCCTTGGAGTTATGCTCTCACAAGCCAACGTTAACACTTACTTGTTGACTTGGGAGGCGTGTGTTCAATTGTGGCACGCCGGTGAGCTTGTACAGGACTACGAGGAGCCAGATGATGACTCTATTGAGTTGCCGCCGCCTGCTTTTCATTCGCTTGTACGGAATGAAGTGTGGGAAAATTTGTTTATGGAGCGAGTGGTCAGTGAGATGCTCGAACCAGAGAATGACATGATGACAGCAAACGATCCCAATGTTTCTGTTCGGGTTGGCCCTACTGCTAGGGCGCAACCTATGGCTCGAGTTTCGAGGGATTACTCAGTCATTGATTTGTGCAAACGTGCAAATCGGTTTGGAGCATTGAGGGATGGTGTGAACGAAGTTCCTTTGACGCAAGTTTTCAATCCACGACCTGTGGACGTCAATAGGAGTTTGTCCGGTAATCTTACTTATTGGTCGCGCTTGTATGCAGTTTATCGCGGGGGGCTCCGTTTCAAGGCAACAGGATCTTGTTACGTTGAGTCGTTGTACGTGCCAGAGACCCTCGTCGGTGCAGGTACATACGCAGATGCCACATTCTCGGCAGGGATTGTACCGGCATTTGGACCGATTTCCATCACAACTAGTGATGGATATGTTGATGTGAATGTTCCATTCACATCACCATTTCATTTGTGTAAGGTCCCAAGATCTTCTCTTGATTACACAAATTTAGCAAGTGGGTGTGGCTCACTTGTTCTCCGTGCGCACTCTCCCGATCTACTCGGGATGATTTTTGTTTCAGCTGGTGATGACTTCAGATTTGGATTCATCCGTGAAGTTCCGAGACTTGTGCCCCTAGCCCTTGAACGCAAAGAAAGTGAGTTTGTGTTTGAAGCTGTTGAGGGTGAGATGATGCAAGGAGGCGTGTCGTTTGATAATGCGTCGCGCACAGGGGGTTCCACTGGTCTACGTGGAGTGCCTCCTGAGATGCCCAGTGATGAGGCGAAAGAGCAAGGAATTACGTTCGTGAAGTTAGCGGAACGTTTTCAGTTTGTTCGATCGTTTGTCTGGTCCACTGCAAACAGTGTGGGTGATATTCTCTTTTCGGCGCGGACGCCGTGGGAGTTTCTCGCTGGGATCAACAAAGTTCCGTTTGAGACTTTTGTCTACTTTCGGGGCGATATTGAGATTCGCATTCAATCGCAATCTCAATCTTTTCAACAAGGTAAGCTCATTGCTTATTTTGTGCCTCTCTCCGAACCAGGAGAGGCAAACGCTTTTGTGACGACATCAATTACGTCACAAACCGTCGCACCGCATGTGATGATACCGGCTGGAAAGCCTATCGACGCTACGTTGCGTATACCATTCGTGCATTTTTTGAAGCGAATGACGTTCTCCCGTGCTGCAACACAAACCATGGGTACGTTCGTTATCGCAGTTCAAAATGCCTTGAACGTTGGAGCATCTGAACAGAATTTTCTTAATCTCTCAGTATTTGTTTCCTTTCCACGTGCAGATTTCCAGGTCTTGGATCCGTTCTTGGGGGAGGCAGCTTTGAATAGTGAGCACAGTGGTGCTGCTGGTTTGAAGGCTCGCGTTGATGTTGTTGAAGCGGAAGGTGGTGTCTTAGGTAAAGCCCGGAACGTTACGCGTGCGTTGGACAAAGGGGTTGACTTCGGACAAGCTGTGGCAGGAGCCATCATGGGATTTGATGTCGATGCGCCTGGGGATGCAATTAACCCGCTCCCTATTGTGCGTCGTGGTTTTCCCATTTTGGCAACCTTGGATAAGGTTGAATTTTCTGAATACTTAGCAGAGCATCCCTCGGAACAGAGGATTGCTATTACTTCGGAATTCGGACTTGGGTTGGATGAATTGTCCATTTTTGCTTTGCGGAGCAGGATGACGTATTTTCGAACGATACGTTGGACTGCGACGAGCGCACCTGGTGATGTCCTCTTTACGGGGTACATGTGTCCAGGACAATCGCTGTTGGATTCAGGAGGTAGTGCTTTTCAACCTACCTTGCTCGATTATACTTGTTTTCCTTTCTATAAGTGGAGGGGTTCGCTCAAGTATCGAGTTGAGTTCATTGGGACGTCTTTTCAATCAGGGCGTCTTGCTTTTGTGACGCGATATGGAAGAGAGCCAGGTGCTCCCGTCGATCTCGTGACATCTATGTCTCAATACGCGCGTGTGTTGGATATGACGGGTGGGAACCCCATATTCGACGAAGAAGTCGCGTGGCAGAGTGACCGCGAAATGCTGGTTATTCCGACAGACAGGTTGTCAGGGACCGAGTTCTCTGAAGTATCTATGGGTATTTGGCAGTTGGTGGTCGTTAATGCGCTGCAGTATAATGAAGCTGTAGCGCCGTACGTGGATGTTAATATCTACGTTTGTGCTGGAGAAGATTTCCAAACGGACTTCGAAGGCAGTGGGGCCGCGCAGAGTTTTCAGTTCGAAAACTCATATATCTAGAGGGTTGCGACCTCTATTTTGTT